TCCTGTTCTCCAAGCATAACTTTCAAATAAAGGATCTTTCATAAACTCTTCTGGAGTTATAGGTCTTTCATAATCTTTTAACTCTATACCTCTTTCCTGTTTGTAATAGTCACGAACCAATGACCAGCAATCTGTTACGCCCCACACCCACTGCCTACCTAGAAGAGGTGCTTCATAACCCTGTGGCTCGTAATATCCCCATTGTCTTGTTTTTGGATTTACTATGTGCCAAGGTAGTCCACTTTGTTCACAACTAACTTTATCTGCCTGACTAGCTATAGCTGGAGTTGATGGATGACTATGGACAATAGCAACTATATCTCCTAAATTATCTGCCTTTACATAATCTTCTGGATCAAGAATAAAACATGAATATGCCGACATAGAAAGATTACGGCAAGGATAATATCTTTCCTTACCTCTAACATTTAATAGAAGGCCAACAGATTCTTTTGGATCTTCTGTTTCAGCGTGATTGAGTGCAGCGTCTTTCCAATTCATCCTACAACTGTACCAATAGAAGGAAATTCTGCTCTAGTACATTGTCTATTAGGAGCACGAATACCAGCAAGATCAAATACAGCAGCTAATTCAAATTGAACTACTTCCCTGTTTTCTGCTGATTTTCTATCTATCTTATATATTTCCTGCGGAAACTCTGCTGTGCTATCTGGTGTTCCGTATGGATTTATGTCTCCAGGAAAGTTAACTGCATCAATAAATCTAGCAAGAGTTCTGATACGAGTAACAGTTGCACCTGTTAGATCGTTTCCAGCAGTTGTGCTATTTACTGTAAGTAAGATAGCTGTTATTGTTCCTAGTGCATTGCTTACTGTAAGAGTTGGGCGAGGTAATTGTCCTTTTGTAAATGCAAAACCTTCAGCTTTTACGGGAAATCTTTGATATGTGTTTCCTGCCCAGACCACTTCTCCGTTATCTTTCAAAGATGAGCCAGCATGAAATCTATAAACTGTGGTCGCTCCATGTAAGCTGTTATCTAGTGTAAGTGTAAATAATTCTATTACTGAAGATGGGTTTACATTTTGAAGATTGCTAACAATGGCAGAACTGCTCATGGTTCAAACACCTCTCTAAATGTTGCTTGAATTGTTGCTCTATTGTTATATGGTATAGATTTTGACCAAGTTTCGCAAACATATTGACCAGCACCAGATAAAGTAATCGAAACATTTCCACTATTAGTAGCACTGGCAGCAGCAGTAACAGTAAAGACATTTGAATCAGTGACCGATGCGACAAGAAAAGTTCCGTCAGTTGCCGATCCAGAAGTGTAGTCAATAGTAAGTTCATCTCCTACGGCTACACCATGACTTGAAATCGTAATCGTTACTGTAGTGCCTGATTGAGAGTAAGTTCCTGTCTTTGTAAAACCTTCTCCTGGTGGGGTAAAAGTAAAACTAGCACTATCATTGGCACGACTATCAAGGAATCCCTCTATGGTGTCCGCATCCGTTTCCGATACGTTAAAAGTAAAGTTATATATTTTAGGATTTTGATGTGCAGCAAGTCCAAATAAAATCCTGTGTTCATAACCATCAGCAAAACGAACTGTTCTGGTATTTGGTGCGGATCTTTTCTGCTGTCCGTATGTGGGTGTGATTGATGGAAAAGTAGCCATTATGCAAGTAAACCTCCAGGTCTTTTTTGCTTAATTAATTCTGATTCTATCGCTACTGACAATGCAATACCTAACTGCCTTCCTTCTTCTTCATCTCCTTCGACATTAGATCCTGAAGCATCTACATTTACAACTATATTTGTTGATCCTCCTAAAGCATGGTTTGGTGTAATCATTCCAGATACACCTGGAGTAAACATTTCTGGCCCACGTTCTCCTACAAGATACTGACTTCCTCCTCTTACTGGACCTCCTGCTTCACGCTTGATTGTTGAAATACCAAAAGATCCTGCTGGTAAATTTGCACCACTCGGTATCCCTGTTCCAAAAGTCGGGTCTGGTATTGGACTAAATAAACTTCCAAGTCCACTAAATAACGAACCAAATAAACCTCCTCCTCCTAGTGTGCCCTGTGGATTGCCAAAGAAAGCTAAATTAAACGCTGTGTCTATCAGTTTGTTCAGCACATTATTTAATAGATCGTTGAGTGTTGACGTTCCACGGATCATTCCCTGGATTCCCTGTGATATGTCGGTTGCTATTGATTGTCCTAAATCTTTAAACGATTGTCTTATTTTTTCTGCTAGTTCTGCTTGTTTTTCTAAATCTTTATTTAGTTTCATAGTATCTTCAACTCTCTTTTTATCTATCTCATTTATCTTTGCTCCTGCGTCTACCATCTCTTGTATTTTTTCTTCTACTTCTTGAGCTAACTGTACTTCTTCAAAGTTTCCATTTATTTTTGCTCTCAATAAATCATTCTGCTGTCTTATCTTTTTAAGTTTAGAATCCTCTATCATTCTTATATTTTTAGCTCTTATCTCTATTTTTCCTAACTCAGCTAACTCTTGTTTTCTGGCTTCTATCTGTGCTTCTAATCTTTTACGTCTTGCTCTATTTTGTCTGTTACTCGATATTCCTGCTAGTTCTTCCTGTAGTCCTAATAAAGTTGCATCTGTGGCTCCACCGCCAGCAGCCACTTGCTCTGCTCTTTGTTTTGCTTTTAACGGACCAGCGAAAGGAGTCGCAAGTAATTCAAAGAGTGGAGCTAAAGCAGCTTGCATTTTTGTCATTGCCAACGTAAATGCGTTAGCCAGTAATTGACTTGTTTCTCCAAACTTCTTCAAGTTTTCTACTCCATCAACTCCAATAGCTTTGTTCATGCTCTCAGTTACAGCAGCTAACGCAGCTTGTTTTCCTTGTGTTTCTTCGATTAGTTTTAATCTTCTTTCTTCTTCCGTTCCAGCTATGCCTAGTGATGCGGTAAGTGCTTGGATATTTGGGGTTATGGAGTTAAATGCCTGTCCTAATTGTGCTACTGCTGTTACCTGTGCTTGTATGCCAGATACTACAGCCGTTCCAATTAGACCTCCTGCAAAACCTCCCATCTGTCCACCAAACTGTCCACCAAATCCACCTCCTAATCCACCACCGAGGGCAGCTAATGGTCCTTGTCCAAATAACAGTGGAAACGCACCACTTATTGCAGCACTTTGAAAGTCAAAACCTCTCGGAGCCATATTTGGAGGTAAGGCTGGTCCGATCTTTCCACCTATTCTTCCGAAATTACCTCCTCTGGCAAATCTTCCACTAGCTATCTGATTTTGCTTTTTATTTGTTTCATTAGTAATTTTTAGCTGGTTTTTAAGTTTAGTTATGCCATTTTCAAGTTCATTATTTATACGCTGGATAGACCCAAATTGTTTTCTATTTTGAGCGTCCACGAGTTCGCCCATTTTTGCTCTTAGTTTTGCAGTTCTTACTCCCTTAACTTCGAGCATATTTAGTTCATGCTGGAACTTTATTCTCTTTTTCTGCTGTGCAAATCTAGCGTTTATGCTCATAGCTGATGCACCTGTACCAAATTGTTCTAACTGTTTAGCTGTAGCAATTTGCGGTCCAAAAGGAACACTTGTCTGTTGTCTGCCTTGAGTTCCGAGATCTAATATTTTAATTCCTCTTGTACTAGGCTTAAGCATCTCCGTGCTTGGTAAACCTAATAAATTATTTGGTCCTACTCCTCTACGTTGATTATCCATAAAAGCAGCAGTCTTTCCAGCCGTTCTAGTTAAACCCGCCTCTGTTTTCTTTAGATTAATTATTTGCTGAAGAGTTTTTACTCGGTTAGTGTCTACACCAGCATTTTTTACATTCTCTTTCAGCTTTCTTTGTTCTAATTCTAGTTCCTTGCCAATAGTTTTATTTATACTTTCTGCTGCTATAAATCTCTGTTGTTGGTTTAAAAATGCACCTTGTCTTAAATCTTTTCTTAGTCTGTCAAGTTTTAACCCTTTAGCCTCAAGATCGTTTAGTTGAACTTTTAATCTTTTAGTTATAAAAGCATTTCTAGTTCTTCTGTCATCGTTTTGTAGTCTTTGCTTTTCTATTATTTGTGCTCTACTTTCTATTCTTAAAGGGCTGTTTAAGTTTCTTCTTAGAGTATTTACACGTTTTTCTAACTTTCCAAGCTGATCTATTGCTGGTTTAGTATTTAATTTTATATTTACGCTGTAACTTGAGGCTGCCACTTACACAAAAATTACTAGATAACACAAGTTTAGCGTACTTTGCGTGTCTGGGCTTGTCTTTTTGCTTTTTCGTAGGCTTCTTCTTCTCGCTCAGATTTTATCTGGAAGTAAGCGTTCCATGCGTATAGCTCTTGTGTGGACATTCTTTCCCTTATTTCTCTATGGGTATAGCCTAATTTTTCTGCTATAAAAAATTGTAGATATATGAAGTTATCTTTATTCAGTTTCGCTTTTTACGGCATCAGGGCTTTCCTCCTCGCCCATGCCTTGCATTTTAGTCATAATATCCAGCAAAACTGCTAAAGGTATCTCTCTTCTTAGAGATGGTAAGTCTGCTGCTGTAAATAATTTCGCACCTGACTCATCTTCAGCTTTTGTAAGTATAACTTGTAGTGCAAAGTCAAGACTTCCTTCTTCCTGACCTTTGTTCATAGCTATTAATGTACTGTTTATAGTATCTCTGTCAGCTATCGTAAGAGGCGACCAGAATATTTTTAGGATTAGCTCCTCTCCCTTAAAAATGGAGTAGTTACTGCGTTCTTCGACACTAAAAGCTTGCTTTAGCTTGTCGATTGCTCTTACTGTTGCCATAAAAAATTGTATCTATTCTTGTAGTATAGCTTATTACTAATAATCAACACTAAAACTTATATTTTTAGCTTTAAATGTTTCAGCTAATGCTAACGCTATAGCATCGTTGTACTGTTCAGTCTGCATATAAACTTTGTACCAATCGGGATTTTTACTAGGTGGTGTTATTCGATTCTCAACATTCTTATCATGCTGCTCGTAGGTTACACCATCAGGATCGCCTACTGGTGCAGTAGCCCCTGGATTGTTTACAGCAAATCCAGCATATTCAGCTTCGTTACCTACATATAAATCTTTTTCCAAAGGTACTTTTTTGGGTCGTTTTCTCTTTGGTAGTGAACGAGTTACTCTTATTTGATCGTAAACACTGCCTGTATAATCGGGATCTTCCATAACTTCAAGTAATGAAGCGTCATATCCTTCTATATCTCCTTCGCCAATCTGTGCTCTTTTTCTCGACTCCTTAACTGGTTGCACGGGAGTCTCACTTATTTTCCAACTTGTAGCAAAGTGTCCTGTCCACCACGGACCAGATGCTTGTAAGTCTTGCACCATAATTGATGCTATCTTACCCCTTAGTTTTATGGCATCCTGCTCCAGATCAGCAGTAAGTTGTGAGATGTCTTTATTAGGCATTGGCAGTAAAAGTGCAACTAACTACAGATAGAAAATGACTTTCTCTTTCTGTACTGACAGAAGTTGGTCCAGCTATTTGAGCAACACGGGGAGAAGCAGAAAATGTATCTGAATAACCCGATGCGTTTACAGAGATCAATCCATCTATAACAGCTTCGGCTATTGCTGCTCCATCTGCTGTTCCTTTATTTTTGGGAGTCATAACTCCACAGGTTATTGATCCTCCATAATAATCCAGTGCTCCTCCCTGTGGTTGGATTGTTGATTGTGTGAAATCAAGACTTACCATTACATACTTTTTATTTTTACCTGGAGTTGTAAAAGGCATATTGTCGAACACAACTGTCACTGTATTGTCAGCAGCAGTTACGGCAGTTTTAATTGCGGTTTCAAATGCTGCTCGTGCGTTTACTAAAGTCATTAGAAGATAACGTCAACTCTGAATAAATATTCCTGACCGCCACGCAAAGTTCTTACATCTGTAATCTTTGCAACTCTGGTCG